CGCATGGCGACAGCGTCAGGACGCGGTATCGGCAAGTCAGCCTTAGTGTCATGGCTAACGATATGGATGCTATCCAGCAGGATCGGATCGACCACCATCGTGTCGGCAAACTCCGAGGCGCAGTTGCGGTCAGTCACATGGGCAGAAATTACTAAGTGGCTGGCGATGTCGCTCAACAGTCACTGGTTTGAGATAGCTGCCACACGCATCATGCCAGCCAAGTGGCTGACGGAACTGGTCGAGCGTGACCTTAAGAAAGGTACGCGCTACTGGTCAGTCGAAGGCCGGCTGTGGTCCGAAGAGAACCCAGACGCCTACGCTGGTGTCCACAACTTCGACGGTGTGATGCTCATATTCGACGAAGCCAGCGGTATACCCGACAGCATCTGGTCGGTGAGTGACGGGTTCTTCACAGAGAATACGCCGCATCGGTTCCATTTGGCGTTTTCCAACCCGCGGCGCAACACAGGCTATTTTTACGAAACGTTCCACAGCAAGCGGGCGTTCTGGTCAACACGCGTCATCGACGCACGCGATGTAGAGGGTACAGATAAAAACCTGTACCAGCGCATTATAGATGAGTACGGGCCAGACAGCTACCAAGCCAGTGTCGAAGTGTACGGCGCGTTCCCGTCAGAAGGCGACGATCAGTTCATCGGCAGCAATCTGGTCGATGATGCCATGAAGCGGCCAGCAGCCAAGGACAGCAGCGCGCCCATCGTCATAGGTGTAGACCCGGCACGGTTCGGGGCTGACGCTACGGTCATCGCCATACGGCAGGGCCGTGACATCCTAGAGTTGCGGAGACACCGCGGCGCGGACACGATGGAAGTGGCAGGATACGTCATCGACGCCATAGAGCAGTTCCAGCCGGCGCTGGTCTGCATCGACGAAGGCGGGCTAGGCGCAGGCGTCGTGGATAGGCTGAAGGAGCAGCGGTACAAAATACGCGGCGTGAACTTTGGCAACAAGGCTAAAAACCAGACGATGTGGGGCAACAAGCGCGCAGAGATGTGGGGTGCCATGCGTGACTGGCTCAGGACGGGCCACATCCCGACAGACAGGTTCCTGAAGACAGACCTCATCAGCCCCAAGACTAAGCCTGACAGCAGGGGTACGCTGTTCCTAGAAAGCAAGAAAGATATGAAGTCACGCGGGCTGGCCTCGCCAGACGCAGCGGACGCCATAGCGGTCACGTTCGCATTTCCTGTAGCATCTACTGATCCGCGTCTGACACGCGTTGACAAGCATCGCACAAGAGGCTATTCTCCCGCAGGAATTTCTACATCATGGATGGGGTCTTGACCATGGCAGCCAAAAAGGGTCTGTACGCTAACATCAACGCCAAGCGCGAACGCATCGCTGCCGGTTCAGGCGAGAAAATGCGTAAGGTAGGCGCCAAGGGCGCCCCTACAGCTAAAGATTTCAAAGAAAGCGCCAAGACGGCCAAGCCAACTAAGAAGGGTAAGTAAATGCCAGCCAACAAATATACGCGCAGCCTGTACAAAACCGGTACTGTAGCATCTGAGAAAGCTGCGATTGCTAACCGCGACCCAGCCCGCAAGGCAGCCGCTGAAAAGATTACGAAGCGCGAAGGCACGACAAGCCCCGCCGGCGCTCGCTCAGCACTATCGCGAATGGCACCACCAAGCAAGCCAGCTAAAACGCCAACAGTTAAAATGCCTGCTAAACCGTTAACAGCCAAACCGACTAAGAAAGGTAAGTAACATGAAATACCCTCCCGGATATAGAGGCCCTACATTACCTTCAGCGCCAGTGCGCGGTGGAGTAAGAAGAGGTGCAGACATTGGCCCCCGCATCAAAACAGGCTTGGGAGTTACTAGTGGCCCTAAGCCAAGCTCTGTCCCTCGCATCAAAACAGGCTTGGGAGCTATTAGTGGCCCTAAGCCAAGCCCTATCCCTCGTGTCAAAACAGGCTTGGGAGCTATTGGTGGCCCTAAGCCAAGCTCTGTCCCTCGCATCAAAACAGGCTTGGGAGCTATTGGTGGCCCTAAGCCAAGTGTCCGCGGCCCGCAAATTATCCGCACTACTACAAACATGAAGTCATCGCCAATGGGTAAAAAGCGTTAATCATGCCTCTTAGTAAGTCACCCAGCAAAGCTGCGTTCCGCAAGAACATCAAAGCGGAAGTAAATGCGGGTAAACCTGTGAAACAAGCCGTCGCCATCGCATATAGCGTGAAGCGCGCCGCCAGCAAAGGCAAGAAATAATTTATGGCCGACCCCACAGGCATTGAAGCGGCAGGCAAAGTCGCCAACGTAGGATCGAACGCGCCTAAGACAACGCGCGACGATCACGATAAGATGGCTACTATGCGTAGCCGTCTTACGATGACGCAGGCTGCGTATTCAGATAGCCGTGAGGACGAACTAGACGATCTACGCTTTATGGCTGGCAGCCCTGACAACCAGTGGCAGTGGCCGGCTGACGTGTTGTCAACACGCGGCAGCGTGCAAGGACAGGCTATCAACGCACGTCCATGCCTGACAATCAACAAGCTGCCACAGCACGTCCGTCAGGTAACAAACGAGCAGCGACAGAACCGGCCAAACGGTAAAGTAATACCCGCGGATGACAACGCTGACGTACAGGTAGCCGAGATATTTAACGGTGTGGTGCGCCACATTGAGTATATGTCAGATGCCGACGTTGCGTATGACACAGCCTGCGACAACCAAGTCACTTACGGCGAAGGTTACATCCGTCTGCTGACTGAGTATTGCAACGACGATACGTTTGACCAAGACATCAAGATTGGCCGCGTCCGTAACTCATTTAGTGTTTACATGGACCCCACTATCCAAGACCCATGCGGCTCAGATGCCGAATACTGCTTTATCACTGAAGATATACTAAAGTCAGAATATGAGCGTTTGTTTCCTGACGCATCGCCAATTAGCACATTATATAGCCAAGGCGTCGGTGATCAGGGCATTTCGTCGTGGCTACAAGAAGATACAATCCGCATCGCGGAGTATTTTTACAACGTCTACGACTCCGAAACGCTGCATCTGTACCCAAATAACCAGACTGCCAAGGCTAACTCGCCGGAAGACAAAGAACTTAAAAACATGTACGGCAAACCGCTTCGCACACGCAAAGTGGACCGAAAAAAAGTCATGTGGATGAAGACCAATGGCTATGACATTCTTGACGAGCGCGAATGGTCAGGCAAATATATTCCTGTCGTGCGCGTAATCGGCAACGAATGGGAAGTTGACGGACAGATATACATCTCTGGTCTTGTGCGTAACGCCAAAGACGCCCAGCGTATGTACAACTACTGGACCAGCCAAGAGGCAGAAATGCTTGCATTGGCGCCTAAAGCGCCATTTATCGGTTATGGCGGCCAATTTGAAGGCTACGAAAACCAGTGGAAGACTGCCAACACGACCAACTGGCCGTATTTGGAAGTCAACCCAGACGTTACAGACGGCGCTGGAGGCGTTCTCCCGCTGCCTATGCGCGCACAGCCACCGCTGCCCCAAACAGGTCTGATACAGGCTAAAATGGGCGCTGGAGAGGACATCAAGGCCACAACCGGCCAGTACGATGCGTCGTTGGGCGAGCAAGGCAACGAACGGTCTGCAAAAGCTATCGTCGCACGCGAAAAGCAGGGCGATGTCGGCACGTATCACTACGTTGACAACCTTGCGCGGGCAATTCGCTACATCACGCGCCAAATCGTCGATATGATCCCTAAAATCTACGACACGCAACGCATCGCACGCATCATTGGTGCTGATGGCGAAGTTAGCATGGTCAAAATGGACCCGTCGCAGGAAGAAGCTGTTACGGAAGTGCGTGACGAAACCGGCGCGTTGATTGAAAAGATTTACAACCCCGGCATTGGTACATATGACGTTATGGTCACTACTGGCCCCGGCTACATGACCAAGCGTCAAGAAGCACTCGACGCCATGAGCCAGATTTTGCAGTCTAACCCAGAACTTTGGTCTGTTGCCGGTGATTTGTTTGTCAAGAACATGGATTGGCCCGGCGCGCAGGAAATGGCGGAACGGTTTAAGAAAATCCTTGATCCCAAGGTACTGGCTACCGACGAAGAGTCGCCTGAAATGGCTGCTGCACAAGAGCAAATGGAAGTTATGGCGCAAGAACTGAACCGCATGGTCGATATTATTGAAGGCGTGCAGGCAGACGCTGCGAAGCGTGAAGTAGACATCAAGGAATACAAGGCACAGGTAGACGCCTACGATGCAGAAACAAAACGCATCAGCGCCATGCAAGCGGGGATGACAGAAGAGCAAATTCAGGATATTGTCATGGGGACGATTGCAGGCGCATTGGATACAGGTGATTTGATTAGCGGATCACCAGAAATGCGTGAGCAACCTCAAATGATTGAAGAAATGCGTGAGCAACCTGAAATGACCGAAGAAATGCCTCCGCAGCAACCAATGCAAGATACGGGCGGTATGCCTGAGATGCCACCTGAAGGAATGATGTAATGACCGTAAGCCTTAAACATACCTTTCAGTCTGCTAAAGTTGATAGCGCCGACGCAACGATTGTCCAGCCATCCAACTGGAACCAAGAACACGTATTGACAGCGGCTGCGGGTAAAGTTCTTGGCCGAGATACGTCAGGCGCAGGCGCGGTGCAAGAGTTGCCTATTTCCGTTACGTCTGCGGGCGATGTTACTATACCTAACAACTTTGCCGTCACAGGCACTACGACGCTTACCACCGCACTTGGTGTTGCGTCGGGCGGCACCGGCGTAGCCACACTTACAGCTAACAACGTCCTGATCGGGAATGGTACGTCTGCTGTTTCGACTGTTGCGCCCGGCGCATCAGGTAACGTACTTGTCAGCAACGGTACATCGTGGGCGTCTTCAGCGGCAGCAGTGGCCTACCCGCAAAACATCCAATCAGCAAACTACACGCTGGTTATTAGTGACGCAGGCAAGCAGATATTTCACCCTGTGGCCGACACCACTCCACGCAAATACACTATCCCATCAAACGCCAGCGTCGCGTTTCCTATCGGCACGGTAGTATTGTTTACAGTAGAAAACAGCGGTACGTTTGTAACCGTAGCAATAAACAGTGATACACTTGTTTTTGGTGCGGGAACAACAGGGACGCTTGCAGTCGCCGCAAATAACACGCTCATGTGCATTAAAGTTACCGCAACCAAATGGATGGCAAACTATTTATACCAAACAGGCAGCGCGGCGGCGTCTGACTCTATTGCCGTAGCGCACAACACAACACCCTTTGTTTCTGCCTACCCGTTTAACGTCAGTACTGGTTTTGGTATTAAATATACCGACCCAGCTACACTGCCTACTGGCACCAGCTACGGCGTAGCCTTTAGTCTTGCTGGCGATGCTATTGCCGTAGCGCACGACACAACTCCTTTCGTCACTGCTTATCCTTGGAGAGGTTTAAGTTTTGGCACTAAATATACCAACCCAGCTACACTGCCTACTGGCCTTGGCTTTGAGGTAGCTTTTAGTGCTGCTAGTGACGCCATCGCTGTAGCGCACGACGTATCACCACGCATTTCTGCTTACCCTTTTAACGCCAGCACTGGCTTTGGTACCAAGTATACCAACCCAGCTACGGTGCCTACAGGCGCTGGCACTGGCGTAGCTTTCAGCCCCGCAGGGAATGCTATCGCCGTAGCGCACGACACATCACCCTTTGTCTCTGCCTACCCGTTTAACGTTAGCACTGGCTTTGGCACTAAATATACCAACCCAGCTACGCTGCCTACGGGCCAAGGCACAAATGTAGCTTTTAGTCCTGCGAGCGACGCCATAGCTGTATCGCACCTCGTATCACCTTTTGTTTCTGTATACCCGTGGAGTGTTGGTTCTGGCTTTGGTACTAAATACGCTAACCCAGCTACGCTGCCTGCTGGCATTTGCAACGGCGTAGCGTTCAGTCCTGCTGGCAATGTCATCGCCGTAGCGCACAACACAACACCTTTTATTTCTGCATACCCGTGGAGCGGTTCAAGTTTTGGCACTAAATACACTAACCCAGCTACACTGCCTGCTAGCGACGCCAACAACATAGCGTTCAGCCGCGGTGGTGATGCCATTGCCGTAGCGCACAACTTAACACCCTTTGTCGCCGCATACCCGTGGAGTGTTGGTTCTGGCTTTGGCACTAAATATACCAACCCAGCTACACTGCCTGCTGGCACTGGCAACGGCATAGCGTTTGGCATTTTTTAAACAGGACACTATATGATCTACACACAACTCAGCGATGAATACAAATACGACACACTCGCGGATGCGATGTATGCGCGTGAGGTTGAGTATTTTCATTACGACTTTGACCGTAAGAACTTTGAGCATCTGCTGGCAAACGCTACAGACAACGAGTTTGCGGCCAGCGTAGCAGAAAGACTTAACGACACCTGCAAGCAAATGGGCAATGTGGGCGCCATCATGACGGCGCTGAAAGCACAGATTGAAGAC